AGTAAAAGATGCCGTCGTACTCGATCACGCACTGCGATGAAAGGATGGAGGACTGCTGTGTGATCAGGTCATATTTCCAGTACAGCGTCTGGTTGCCCACCTGAGTTGGCGAGTAGGTGACGCGAACCACCGAATCCAAAGTCCAGAACAGGCCAGCAGGCGACGTTGTACCGCCGCGAATTGGCAGGCCCTTGACCACCTTGGTGGAGGAGACGTTGTTCCTGTTGGAGTCGGCCGATGTCCAGTTGTTGAAGTCGCCAGCCGCGCAATTGCCGATGAAGCCGTTGTTGCCGTACACGAACAGGTACGGGAACAGCATCACGATGCCGCCAGACACGGCGATGTTGTTGTCAAAGGTCAGCACTGCCGAGCCGCTTGCGGTGGCGTTGGCGCTCAGTGTGGCAGTCCACACGCCAGAAACCTCTTCAGCGCTGACCACGGTGGTGCCAGAAGGGATGCCAGTGCCCGTTACGGACACGCCAGCACCTATGCCTACGTTGGTCGCTGCAAACGTCACTGTGGGCGATCCTGAGGTCGTGGTGCCCGTGTCTGTGAACACACCAACAGGGCGCAGTGTCGTGCCGCTGAACGGGCCAAACATGGGGCGCGTGTTCACCGACGATGAGATGTCGGCCAAGTTCTGGCCGGGGTGTGCAATCAGGTTGTTCTGTCCGTTGCCAAAGGCGTCGTAGCCGATGTCAAACTGCCACAGGGTGTTTGGGTTCGGGGCGTAGGTCGTAAGGGCATCAACGAACCCAGCAAAGCCAGAGCCAGTGCCGCCAATGCTGGCAGCGGCAATCGTCACCGATGCATTGTGGACGTAGCCCACGCCGCCACTGGTGATCGTTACGCTGAAAACCAAGTTGCTCGACACCACCACAGTGGCTTGTCCACCAGAGCCACCAGCAGAAACGATTGGCACGTTGGTGTACGTGCCGTTGGTGTACAGGGAGCCCTGATTGGTGATGGTGACCGATGCCAGTGATCCAACAGGCTCGACTGGTGTAGGGCCAAAACCCACGCCGTCATCGTTGTCAGTCGTCCACTGCTCGATGCCGTTGTTGAAGCCAGAGATCACGTAATTTAGACCATTCTCTGCGCTCATGATCATCCCGCGACTGATCCCTGAGGCGTTCAGAAATGCTCCGTTGTAGCCAGCAATTTTCCTCGGGCGACCGTACTGGAACCTCACCCACTTGCCGTCCACATAACTCACTGATGCAAAGATTGTCCCGTCCCTCTGAATGCCGGGGCCGACTTGAAGGGCGATTACCTTTGCTGTCATCAGAATGCTCCACCGTTGATTCCTACAGGCATGAGCAGGCCTGTTGCTGTCAACGTGCCTGCGTTCAGGCCGTTCACTGCAAAGCCAAGTTGATTACTTGCGGCAAGGTACAAACCAGTGGTCGCACTGCCAGTGAATGACAGCGAAGGAGCGGCAGCAGAGCCGTTGCCAAGCGTCAGTGCATTGATGAACGAAGAGGTCGATGTCTGCGCGTTGTAAACGTTCGTGCCATCGCAAATTGCAAGAATCGTTTGGTTCTGCGGCAAGCTGACTGTCAGCCCACCAACAGCGCCAGTGCTGAACGTCAAAGAGAACGCGCCAGTTGTGTCGTTTCGGAACGAGTACAACTGCACTGTCGGGGGAACAATGACCGTGCAGTTCGACGTAAGGGTGCCCTGATATTCCTGAATGATGCTGGCCGCTTCTGCGGATGTCAGCGTCACGGTTCCACCAGTCACGTTCTTGGTCAACTGAGTGAAGAAGAACGTGGAGGACTGGCCATAGGCGTAGCTGAAGTACGTCGTGCCGTTGGAGACGATCACCAGAGACTCTTCAATCTGAAGCTGCTTCGACACTTGGCCGTCAATGGTGTTTGCGCCAGTGGCCAGCACGTTCAGGATGCCAGTGCCGTCGTTCTTGATGATGACGTACCAAGCAGCCCCTACAGCGGCAGCAGAGGGCAGTGTGACGTTGCCTGCACCACCAGTCCAAACGTACAAGGACGACTGGTCTGCTGGCAGCAGGGTGTAGTCGGAACTGAACGTGGAGACCGGAGTAACGGTGTTCAGCGTGGTGCTCACTGCCTTGAGGCCGAAGCCAGCAAGGGTGGCTGCATTTGCCGCCGAAGTTCCTGCGCCAAACGTCACGGTCTCCCATGAGCCGTTGATGGTGCTGTTGTCGGTGACGTAGATGTATTGCGCGATGCCGGAAGCAACGGAAACAATCGTGTTGCCGCTTGTGTCCACCACGGTGAAGGAGTTGACGCCGATGTTGCGGATCAGCGCACTCTGGCCAGTGGACACAGACGTTGCCGGGGGCATGAACAACTCGATGCCCGTGGTGGTCGCCGTGACTTCAATGATGTTGGCGACGACGTTGTCGGTGTTGCCGTTGATTGGCCACTGAAGAATTGTGTCGGCCGAGACGGTCAGTTCAACATAGCCCACTTGTGATGGGCTGATCGTCTGACCAGTGTAGGGGTTGATGTAGCTTGTCATTTTTAGGAATCCACGGCAACGGCTTGACGATCACCAACACGCGCCACATCCTCTGCTTTCAGGGCTTGGAGCGACTCGGTGTACTTCTGCTGGAAGATGACGCGCTGATCGTTCTTCAGGAATTGCATTGCTTGCAGCAGGGTTCCGAACAGCATAGCGTTCGGGGCGTTTTGAGTCAGCCAGTTTGTTTGGTTGGCAGAACTCAGCGGTGCGATGCGCTCGTAGTAGAGCACCTCAAATGGGTACGACTCGGCAGGTGTGGGCGCGAGGTACCAGTGCTCCCAGTCGGTGTCGGCGTAATACAGCGGCACATCGGTCTGGTCTGCGTCTGGCCAATAGTTCTTCAGGTATTCGTACTTGCGCAGGTAGACGGGCTGCTTCTTGCCGTTCACCGTCACGCTCATTGACACCGTCTTGCGCCACCGGGCAGGCTTTTGCAGGATCGAGTTGTCGGCGTCCATATTGGCTTCGACAATTTGAAGTTGGCCAAGGGTCTTAATCTCTTGTGCGATCTCGAACTCGGCCAGCGAAATGAATGTGGGAATTGCATTGACAACTGCGGCGTCTTTTCGCTCCAAGTACTGAAGTACTGTGGAGGTCAAACTGTCATACGTCATAACCCAAGATGGGATAAGTGTCATGTTTTTCCTTTACTTGGTTCGTGCCTTATTTTCGCACTTAACTCAAGAACAGCGCAATCTCGGCTTCCCGGCGTTTAACGAGCCCCGGAAGCACTTTGCCACCACCCTTCGTCCAAACCCTAAAAGCCTCCGCAGCACCCTCCCAATCGCCTCTGTTGGCCCTCATGCGAATGGTGCTGCGCTGGAGGTTTCCTAGCCCGAAATTGAAGGAAATAGAGACCAGAGCGTCAAAGCTGCCTTGACGCCCAACCACACCGGGAACAAGACGAAGAACACCCCGTTCAAAAGTTCCGACATCATCTCGGAATAGTTCGTCGATCTCCGTTTTTGTCCAGACACGGTTGTCCTCCGGTTTCAGTGGGTACTCTTTGCGGATCATGGGGGTCTCTTTGCCCTCCACGCGCACCACAGGGAGCCTGATCTGTTCTTGGTACAGGACGTGGCCGTAGCCAATCGTCCAGATGTGTGCAGGGCAAAGGTAGGGCCGAGAGCGAAAGCCCTCGTACTTGTGCATCAAGTCTTCCCCGGCTTTGCTCAGTTTCACTTTTTGCTCCACTGGCGGCTACCAAACCAAAATCCGATGATGCCGCCCAGCATGGCCATCTCGTCGCTGGAGAAGATCAGGTCGGAGTAGCGAATCACGTCGTCAATGCTGGTGATCAGGCCCGGCTGCTGGTACAGATACCAAGCCATGAAGGCGTTGATGGCCACCAACTCCAGCACGAAGATGTAGGTCACGGTGGGGCGCACGGTGCCCACGTAGCTGGACACCCATGTGGAGGCCTTCTCAAGCACCTTGGCGTCGTGGGCAAGAGCGGCCTCAGTCATCCGGGCGTCGGTCTCCATCGCCACCTGCTCGGTGCGGATTTCCTCGATCTTAGCCTGCGCGGCAAAGCCAGCAGCAGCCAGTTGCAGTTCGCGCTCGGTCTGGACTCGAGCCAGCGCCAACTCGTGTTTTTGGTCAGCCTTGTTCTGGAAGTACTCCAGCAGCTTGGGCAGTCCGGAGATCAGCAGACCCCCGAGAGTTGAAATGAGTGAAAGCATCAGTTACCCCTTTTTGTCAACATGGCGCTGGCGATCTCCAGCATGAATTTTACTTGTTGGATGTCCTGCGGTGGCTCAGTCCAGCCTACCGTAACCTGTCCCACAAACCTGTAACTGTCTGGCGGTACGCTCACCCGGCAGGTGTACGCCACGCCCTTCTCCAAATACCACAGACCCACCTCAGACTGCGCGTAGCGGTACTCACCACAAGGTATCTCGTTGGTCATCAGCCGCACCACATCCGAGTTGTTGGCAGAGTTTTGGCTGAACAGCCCCACGTCGATGTCCTCAATGCTCTTGTCCCTGCCATCCTTGGTATATGCCCTGTACAGCACCCGGCTATTGAACAGTGGGTTGACCTTGAAGACCGCGACAACCGTGGCCCCGGTTTTCTTCATCAGCATTGAGCCTACATCATCTGCCCTTGAAGTGTTGATCTCCGGCAGCTTTTTGGATTCCTTGTAAGCGTCCCGCATGAACTCTTGGTTCTGCCACAAGAAGTACCCAGAGAAAGCCACAATGCCCATTACGAGGATGGCAAACAACTTGAACGGCGAATCCACATACCCGAGCACCTTGTCGAGCGTTGAGTTTGCGTTCAGCTTCTCTTCGCTCATCGCAGGTGCAGCATGTACAAAATGATGCCGTAGGTAATCAGTGCAGCAAGTATCACCGTGGCTATGCCAACGGCAATGTATTCTGTCAACTGAGCAAGGCGTTCTGCCCTGCGAATCTTTTCGCGCTTGGCGGCTTCAGCGTCTTCGCGGCGTTTGCGAGCAGCTTGCGCTTGAAACTTCTGCCAGTCAGTCCACATTCCCGGACGCCCGGCGTAGACCATGCGCTCGCGCAATTCTTCTTCTTGTTGCCGGAGATTTTCCAGCGCCATGAACTCTTCAAGGTCGGAGCCGCCGCCTTTCTTGGTGGCAGACTCCTGAATCTTTGCCTTGTTGTCGAAGTAGTCAAAGACCCGTGAGCCGAGTTGATGCAGTTCTTTGCCGTTTGCAAGTGCAGCTTTGATGACAGAGAACGCTGCGTTCGCTGCTGCAATCTCGGCAAGCATTTACATCCCCAAAAGTTTTTTGACGAATTCGGCAGCAACTCCGGGGCCAAGCAGCACAACAGCGATAAGTACATACAAGAGGTACTCGATCTTTGTCATGCGCTTGGAACCATCATCGAAACGGCTCTGAATGCTCTCGTACCGTTGAGCGCAAACTGCTTCGTGGACGCTCAAACGCTTGTCGGTATCGTTTGCAAGTTCATGAACCGTCTCCATGATTACCCTCAGTTGATTTATTCAGCCGATGGCTCTTCCGCTGCAACAGGTTGCGCGCCTTGCTTGGCGGCTTCTTGTTGAATTGCTTGGATCAATCCTGCAACTTCAGCAAAAGGACGACCGCCCAGATACTGCAAGATGCCGTTGATCAGGTTTGTGCTCAGTTTGATTTCATCCATTTTTCATCTCCATGAAATTGCCGCCAAAGTAGGGTGGCGGCTTCCCTTTTTAATTATGCCGCAGCCGCTTGCAGTGGGCTCAGGTCTTCTGTCGTCCAGTACGTTTTTGCGATCATCAGACGCAGGTGTTCCTTGTTGCGGGACACACAGTCAGCCCAGTCAGCATCTTCCATGCCTTCAGGCTTGCCAGCGTTGATCAGCGAGACCGAGTCCATTGCGGCGCTATAGTGGCGTGCGATCTCTTCGGCGGTGGGCTTTTCTTGTTCAGTCATGTTCAAACTCCGGGGGTTGGTGGGTTAGGATCATACGGCTGGGGCGACGGTTGGCTCCAAGCGTATGTGGCGATGTTGAGGTAGTAAGCCTCGTTCAGCACCTCTGCGGCAGTAGTGTCATTTGGGATCAGCACCGTGCGCCAGTAGGTTGACGAGATGACAACGCCATCCTTCAGAACATCGGTGGTCTTGCGAACTCCAATGCACCCGTTGGGCTGGATGTTGAACTCAGAAATGTAGGTGACTTCGGTGAATGTTGACATGGCTTTTCTCCAGTTTAAACAAAGTAGGTGACGGTATATGTCCACGAGGTTGAGGTTGTGGTTGCGGTAGTGGGCGCGGCGTCAATGCCGCCGCTAAACGCCGCGCAAGCCCCTCCCATTGGGCCGCTACCGGGATGTCCCCCTGTAAATGAGCCAATAAACCCTGTGCTTGGCGTAAACGGTAGGCCAGCAATCAGAACATAACTTGATGGGTATGTGAACGACCCAAATCCAAGCGACGCGCGAACGGTGACGACGCGACCAATTTTTGTGTAAATGCCCGAAGAACCAGTAACTGCAGGTGTGCCGCTAAATCCGTTGGTTGACAGCGTAGGCGTCCAAGTTCCCTCCTCATAGTCATCCAGCGTGTTGGAGTTGGACGATGCGTTTTGAGTACCGGGGAAGGCGATGCCAGTGCCAGTCGGTGTACCCGTGCCGTTCAAGAGAACAAGTGAGCCTGTCTCCGCCACGCGCAATGGCGTATTGCCAAAACCTTCGGAGTAGACATTAAGCGCATAGCCGTCGCTTGCGCCAATACCCCCCCAGCCTGCGGCAGTTCCCGTGCGCTGAAGAATGAGTTGAACATCTGCGCCGTTTGTAGATATGGTGCTGTAGTAGTTTGATCCAGAAGGGTCAGATGTCGTCGGCCCCACGAAGAAGTAACTGCCATAACCGGGGTTTTGGCGAACGACAATTCCGGGGTTCCCATCCCCATCAGACAGCACGATGATGTTGTTGGAAGTGCGGATGTCGAGGCCACCTTGGTTGCCTGTGTAACCGCCGATAATGGTGTTCTTGGAACCCGTAGTGACCGCAAATCCAGAACCGTTTGTGCTGTCATTTACACCAATAAACGTGTTGCCTGTCCCGGTAGTTGCAGACCCGCCAGCACTTGTACCTACAAACGTATTGTTGCCCCCGGTTGTTTTTGATGCACCTGCACCTTGGCCGATAAATGTTTGCCCGTTACTTGTCGTAACTGCCAAACCAGCCTGATACCCTAAAAATGTGTTGCCAGTACCTGTGGTGTTGTTAAACCCAGCCTGATACCCAACAGCAGTGTTGTTTGAGGCGGTGGTATTGGAAAGGAGGGCTTGCCAACCGAGGGCGGTATTATTTGCCCCAGTTGTATTGGCCTCCATTGCGTCACGGCCAACGGCAGTATTGAAAGAAGCAGTGGTGTTTGATTGAAGTGCCCCCTCTCCAACCGCAGTGTTCTGATTACCTGTGGTATTGGAATATAACGCTACACCTCCAATTGCCACATTTACCGTTCCAGTCGTATTGCTATACCCGGCCTGATAACCCACAGCGGTGTTGTTAGAAGCGGTGGTGTTGTTGCCCAGAGAGCCATTGCCAAGAGCAGTGTTGTTTGCGCCAGTGGTGTTTGACTGAAGCGCTGCTGCAAAAGTACCGGGAACGCCGCTACCAACAGCGGTGTTGTATGCGCCGGATGAGTTGCTTCTTAGAGAAGATGACCCAACGGCCACATTGCCGTCGCCCGTATTAGTATTTGCAAAACCAAGCGCAAGGTTACCTACCGCTGTGTTGTTTGTGCCTGTGCTGTTTGTAGACAACGCACTAGCACCCACCGCAGTGTTGGTGGACACAGCACCTGCACCACGGCCTACGGTGATGCCGTAAACAGTCAGGTCAGTGCCGCTGTACAGCAAGTTGGCAGAGTCCACCAGCGCACCGCCAGTGGTGGAGTACACCACGCGACCCGAGGTCAAGCCGGAATCAGCAAGGTCAGCAACCGTCAGGCGTGTGCCGTTGAAGGTCATGTTGGCAGAATCAACCAGCAAGCCGCCTGTCGAGGCGTATGGCACGCGACCAGAGGTCAAGGAAGACAGCGTGACGTTGCCAGACGATGTCAGGCCAGTCAGGCCAGTCAAAACGCCTGCATCGCTCAGGATGGCGACGGAGTTCTGAATCAGTTTGCCCGTGGTGGTGTCGAACCGTGCCAGCGCGTTGTCTGTGGCCGATGCTGGGCCAACCACGTCACCAGAAGCGCCTGCGGCAGAAGCCAGCAACGTGACCACGCCAGAACTGTTCTTGTAGTACAGCTTGCCGTCGGCATAGTTCAATCCCAATTCAGCGCCCGATGCACTGCTCGTCAGGTTTGCCGCCGAGGGCACGTTTGAAGCTGTGCCGCTTGCGTAGATCAGGATCGGGGTGTATCCGGTTTGTGCCATTTTTTTTCCTTAGAAAGCGCCGCCAGCAATACCGCCAGTCATTTGGCCTGTTGATGGGTTGCAGGTTATCGAAGAGTTTACCAATTGCGGGAGATTCCCGGAAGTCGCGGAAACGAAAGTCAGGTAGTTTGTCGCATTGGTCGAGTCGGCTGTGACGGCCGTATTTGTTGCGTTCGTTGCGTTCGTCGCGTTGGTCACGGCCGTCGAGCCAATGACCGCCACCACCTGCGCCGCTGAAGCTGCTGTGAATGCGCTCGTTCCATTGCCGTAGGCCAAGCCTGTCAGCGTGGTCACGCCAGTGCCGCCCAAGGGTACGGTGACGGGAGCGGTGATGCTGAACTGCGTGCCAGTCAGGGTCAGGCCAGCGCCAGCAGAGTAAATCTGCGTCGCGCTGATCTGCGCGAAGGTGATGTTGGTGGTGCCAAACGTGATGACGCCAGAAGTGTTGCAGGTGTATGTCTCGCCAGCGCCAGTCGTGCCCTGCTGAACGAAAACGGTAGAGCCTTCACTCAAGCCGTTGGCGTTGTTGATGACGTAAGTGTCGGCATCAGACGAACGGGTCAAGACCCAGTTGGTCGATCCAGAGCCCACGTTTGTCACCACATAGATGCCGTTTTGCGTTGCGTTGGTCTGGGTGTAAATCAGCACACGGTCATTGACTGCAACAGTCACACCATCGATCACCAGTGCGGCCTGCGTGCCTGCATTGGTCAGCGTAGCCCCAACACCAGCGGTGCCGTTGTTGTAGGTCGCATTCAGCGGAGTTGGAGACTCAACGCGAACTGGCTGGTGGTAATGGACGCCTGAAGCCACCAAGGTGTCAACGTACTGCTTGGTTGTCAGTTGCAAGGCCGATACGGGGTCTTGCGTGACCGCAACAGAGGTCAGGCCACCCAAGGTCAGGCTCGTGGCTCCCAGCGCGATATTGGTCGTTCCAATGGTCAACGACGAGTTGGTCAGGCTTGCGTTGCCGATGTTGGACAGCGTGTTTGTCGATCCAGAGATCGATGTGCCAGCAAAGGTTGTGATCGAGCCACCCAGACTGACCGCCGTGGAGCCAATGGTGATCGAACTGTTGGTCAGCGATGAGTTGCCGATGTTGCTGAATGTGTTGTTCGCGCCAGACATCACCTTGTTGGTCAAGGTCTGGCTTCCGGTCAGTGTGGCCACGGTCGAGTCAATGCTGATCGTGCGTGCGGCCGATCCATCGAACGTGGTGCCTGTGTTGAGTTGCAGGCCAGTGCCGACCGTCAAAGCAGCCGTGGTGGTGGCTGTGATCGTGCCTGACGCGCCCAGCGCCACGGTGACGCCGTTGTAGGTCACCGATGAGTTGGTCAAAGACGAATTGCCGATGTTGCTGAAGGTGTTGCTGGCACCGGACATCGTCTTGTTGGTGAGCGTCTCGGAGCCAGACAATGTGGCCAAGGTTCCCGAGTTGGGAAACGTGACGTTGGTGACGCCCGTGGCGTTCAGCGTCATGGCGAACGCACCAGCGGTTGTGAAGTTTGCGGCCGTGGTGAACGTGCCTGCGGTCGTGAACGTGCCACCAGTGGAGACGTTGCCGCCCAGCGTGATGGTGTACGTGTTGTTGTTCACGCCCGTGCCGCCACTGGCCGGGTTCAGAATGCCGCTAAGGGTCACAGCACCAGTGGTGTCAGTGTTGGGGCTGAAGCCTGTCGTGCCTGCGCTGAACGATGTCACGCCACCAGTCAGCGAGAACTGGTTCCAGCCAGTGTTGGTGAAGCCCTCGAACTGCTGAAGGCTGGTGTTGTAGCGGAATGCGCCAAAACTGCCGCTGCGCTGGACTGACGTGCCGTTGGGCACAGTGACACTTCCCGTGCCGGGAATGATCGGGTTGTTGGCCAGCGAAACAATTGGGTTTGCAGCCCCGTTGCCGTTGGCAATACTAATCTGATTAGCAGTGCCTTCAATTTCAACTTTTGCAGGGGTGCCTGATTGCAGCACCAAGAATCCGGTGCCAGTCTGGGAGACCAGTTGTTGCAGGAACGTGCCAAGGGCTACTGTGGGGTTGCCAGAGACGCCATCGGCGTTGGTGACACCCAACCCTGTACCGACTGCAATTTCACGCGCTGCGACGGTATTTGGGGCCGTCTTGACCTGTATTCCGTTGCCGCTCGAGTTCAGCGACATCGCCGCACCGATCAAGTTGACTTGCAGGGTGCCTTGAGCGCCGTTGTCGGTCAAAGACAGGCCACTGTTGGTCGAGATGTAGCGCGACTGAGTCAGGCCAGCAGTCTGGCCAACTGTCAGGAACGGGAAATTCAGTGCGCCTGCGCCAGCAATTGCAGAAGTTGTTGTCTGAACCGTCTGGCCATTCTGGACAATTGGCACTGACTCAGCGCCTGTTAAAGCACCAGCCTGAGGTAGTTGTGTAATCGTTACTTGTGCCATATCAGTTACTCGGTGTGATGATGTTGGTGTTGCCGTTTTCTTGCGGTGTGGTGTCACCATTTTCAGTGCTGATATACACCTCGCTCGGATTACCGCCGGGGATATTTGTGCCTGTGGGTGTCGTTACCAAACCGTCATCGTTTGTCGCAACGCTAACATCGGGTCGAGGAAATTGCAAAGCAATGCGCTCTGTCTTGCGTGCAGGCAAACGGTACGGGTCTTTCTGATCCGCGCAGCCTTGTTGGCACACCTTGAGGCCGGGAAAGTTGGGGTCGGGCATCGCCTCCACGATTGCGCGCTTCATGCGGCAGCGGTCGCAAATGAAGATTGCGATTACTGCATTGCCTTGAGTATTTAAAAATCTTGGCATTGTTCCATCCTGTTGTTCTTGGACAGATTTTCAGATGCCTTGATCACCTGAAGGTTCCATGGCACATGAAAGCCAGACACGCCCTCGCCTCGCATTGGAATGATGTGATCTACATGGTAATCAAGCCCAATGTTTCTGAGCGCAGAACAATACCTGTAAATGCAATCGATCTCAAATTTTTGCCCAGCGTTGAGCCACAACGGAGTTCTTTGAATTTTTGAGGCTTCTCTTTGCTTTCTATTGGCCACGTGTTTGTGGCGGTTGTTCTTCAGCCAAAGTCTTGAATTCTCTTTAATTCGCTCTTTGTTGTTGTCTCGCCATTTTTTTTGACGGGTTAACTGAGCCTCTCTGTTTTTTTCAATCCTAGCCGCGCCTTCAATGTTGCTACATTGAATGCAAGTCCTTGTCTTGGTGTATCGTTCCGAGACATGGCCATGTTTACAAACCTTGCCGGTAAAGTATCTGGCAAGGTTCATTTCAACA